ACAGACGTTGTCGAGACAACTGCTCACGCAGGCGCAAGGCCTGAACACGCAGTCTGGCAGGGAAAATGGTACTCCCTGAGTGGTAAAGACAAACGTTACCCCCTGCTTTCAAGAGCAACAGGATACGGAACAGGAGCAGGGCTTTGCGGGTGGAACTGCAGACATTCTTTTTACGCTGTTGTTCCCGGCATAAGTCAGCCGGCTTATACGCAGGAAGAGCTTAACGGCATTGATCCTCCGCCGATTACATACAATGGGAAAACCTACAGTTATTACGAATGTACACAGAAACAACGGCAAATGGAAACAGCTATGCGAAAGACTAAACGTGATATTATTGGCGCAAAGGGCTCTGGTGACGAGGGTGTGATTACGGCAAAGTCTATTCTTCTCAGACGCCAGCAGGAGGAGTACAAGAAATTTTCAGGTGAAGCAGGACTGCTGACACAGAATGAACGCACAAGGGTTTATGGGTTTTCACATTCGGAGGCTTCTACGGCTTATTGGAAAGCCCATAAGTTCCTGTCTGAAAACACAAAGTGACCTATTACTCAAATTACTGATTCAGCAATTAATAAAGTAAAATGTGTAAAAATAGACGGCTATTCAGATACACAAAATGTATTTATACAGCAGGAGCATAAGCGGCTGTTAAGTTTAGCACGTTCTGAAAATAGCCATTGCGAAACTGCTTTTATTATTTCAAACGGCAATAAATGTGAAGCTTTTGAATTTGGCTCTGATGACAGACTTCCGTTTTCAAAACCTGAATCGCAAAATGCGTTCTTGTATGGCAGCAATTTGCTTGTCATGCATAATCACCCTAGAAATGGGGGCTTTTCGGCAACGGACATTCATTTTATTTTTAATGCAGAAAAAGTAAAACACTTGACAATAATTAAAAATAGTGGTAACATTGAAGTATTAACAAAAACTGATAAATTCAATTATGACAGTTCACAAACTGAATTAAAGCGCTACTTTAAAAAATATGTAAAATCAGGAACAAACGCTGAATATAATAAAGCCATATCCGAATTTTTAAAGGATAACAGTAAACAGGGAGGTATGTTTGTATGGATCAAATAGGCTTAGTCCTCGACGGGAATATAGACGAACAAACCAAAGCTATTAAACAATGGTTTGGTCTTACAGATGATCAAAGCTTTCAAGACTTAGACGTTTCAGATTTACCCGATATAAAAGAATAACCGCCCGTAAAAAGGCGGTTTTATTATAACCAAAAGCACTTTAGGAAACTAAGGTGCTTTTATTATAGCCAAAAACTGCGCCGGCAGTTTAACCGGCTTAATCTTACCGCAGACACAGCGGTATAAAAGTAATGTAGGAGGATAGTGTGAAAATAAATTTTCACACAGCTATTTGTTTCTTTTCTGCAAAAATGACAGCAGAAATTTTGCTTTGCAAAATCCGTAACAAATAGCAGAAAGGAATGTTGATTTTTATGAAAAACATTTTTGAAATCTTGTCGGCAAACGGAATTACTATTCCTGACGATAAGAAAACCGCAGTCGAAACCGCTGTAAGGGAAAATTACAAAACTGTTGCAGAGGTTGAAAAAATTGAGGGAAAGCGCGACCTGTACAAGTCCCAGCTTGATACTGCGCAGGAGGCTTTAAAGGGATTTGACGGCGTTAACGTCACCGAACTCAACGGCAAAATCAGCACACTTACAGCTGAACTCGGCAAAAAGGAAACTGAGTATAACAGCAAGCTTTCAGACATGGAATTCAACTCTGCTCTTGAAAAAGCTATCGCTTCATCAGGTGCGAGAGATTCTGTTGCTGTAAAAGCGCACCTCAAGCTCGAGTCCCTTAAATCAAGCAAAAATCAAAGCGAGGACATAAAAAGCGCCATTGAAGCTGTTAAGGCTGAAAAGGATTATCTTTTTACGTCTGACAAACCGTCTGTGCGGTTATCCGGTTCTGTTTCCACAAGTGGGGATTCAATCGGGGCAACTTCGCAGACATCAAAAGCAAACGACGCTCTTCGGAGCCTATTCGGAAAGGAATGATTTAAATTATGGCTACTAATATTATTAACAGACAGGACGCAGAGGCACTTATCCGTGAGCAGGTGGTTCAATCCATTTTTCAGGACGCGACAAAAAGCTCAATTTTTCTTGGCATGGCAAAGAAACTGCCAAACATGACATCAAAGCAGACAAGAATTCGTGTTCTTGATTTTCTGCCGACAGCATATTGGGTTAACGGTGACATAGGAATGAAGCAGACATCACGACAGGCTTGGGATAACGTCTGGCTCACTGCAGGAGAGCTTGCTGTAATCGTGCCTATCCCTGAGGCCGTGCTTGACGATGCCGAGTTTGACATTATCGGTGAAATTAAGCCGAGAATAAATGAAGCTATCGGGCAGAAAATTGACAGCGCTGTTTTATTTGGCGAAAACCGTCCGGCAGACTGGCAGAATGATATTATCACTCTTGCAAGGCAGGCGGGAAACAACATTTCTTATACATCGGTTTCTGACCTATATGACAAGCTTCTCGGCGATAACGGCGTATTTGCAAAGATTGAAAACTCAGGCTATGATGTTTCCGGAATTATATCCGGTCTTGGCATGAAGGCAAAGCTCAGAGGGCTTAAGGATTCCGTCGGCAATCCTATTTTCAAGAGTGATATGCAGGGTACAACTCCGTATGCTCTTGACGGCGTTCCTATGCAGTTCCCGAAAAACGGAGCATTTAACAACTCTATCGCTCAAATGATTGCCGGTGACTTCTCTCAGGCTGTTTATTCAATCCGCCAGGATATCACGGTTAAGATACTTGACCAGGGCGTTATCCAGGATCCCGCCACAAATGAAATTACGCACAACCTTGCACAGCAGGACATGATTGCTCTCAGAGTTGTGTTCCGCATGGGCTGGGCAGTTCCAAACCCTGCAACACGACTTGACACAGACAGAATAGCCTGTGCTTTTGCTTACCTTGAACCGACAACGGCAGTCACAACATACGCTGTAACCTTTACTGTTTCAACCGGTTCTGGTGAAGAGGCTGAGGTTGTTTCCGGCGCTGTAGTTGATGTAAACGGAGCAAGGCTCAAGACTAACGACAGCGGTGTTGCTGTGTTTAACCTCCGTCCCGGTACTTATCCTTGCAAAATTAAAGCGACAGGATTTAGCACTGTTACTGACAGCATAACTGTTTCGTCTGCTGCTGTTGCAAAGGCTGTAACGCTTACTGCTACCTAATACAGGAGTGATTTTATGTACGCTGATTTTGCATATTACAGTGAAAACTATTTCGGAAAGCTGATACCGCAGGCAGAGTTTAACCGCTCTGCCCTGCTTGCATCAGCTTATCTTAATCAGTTAACTTTGGGCAAAATTATAGACATTACGGACTCTGTTAAAAATGCCTGCTGTGCCTGCGCTGAAATATTTTATTCTGATTATTCCGCCTCGGAGACTTCGGGGAACATTGAGTCTGAAAAAATCGGAGATTACAGCATAACATATAAATCTTCGGAAAGTTCAGACGTTCGCTCCGCAAAGCTTATATCCACAGCAAAGATGTTTCTTTCGGGAACCGGACTTCTGTACAGAGGTATATAACAATGATAACAAACACGCCCCTCACAATCTACAATCAGCTGGAGGACGGCGCATTTAAGCGGACTGTCCTCCCTGCTGTATTCTGGCGGAATGTCAAGGCGCAGGAGACAAAAAAATATGGTACTGAAAATGCAAGCAGTATTGTTGTTATGATTTTTCACGACCAGCTGACGGACTATGTTCCGCCTGAAAGCTTTAACGGTATGGGTTGGACTGTTGACGCTGAAGCAGAAACATATATCTGCAAAGGCGCTGTTGATATTGAGGCTGTAAATGGTATATCCGATGTTATGTCCGCTGTAAGGGACTGTTACAGAGTATCTGCGTCAACAGAAAATCTGTACGGCTCACCGTCTATGCAGCACTTGAAAATTGAGGTGAAATAAAATGCAGTTTCGGATAAATTCAGCCGAGGAAATACTTCGGTCTAGGGGTATTCAAAAAGGCGGAAGAGTGCAGAAATTTATTGACAGTGAGGTTTTGCGGCATGTTGATAAATATGTTCCTTTTAGAGTAGGAAGATTAAAAGACAGTCCTAAAATACCGTCTGCACCTACGCTTGGTTCGGGAATTATTAAATATAATACACCTTATGCAAAATCTCAATATTATGGCAACCAAGGCTTTGGCACTCAAGGAACTGCCCAAAACGGACTAAGAGGACGGCTTTGGTTTGAACGTATGAAAGCTGTTTACAAGGATATTATCCTTGAAGCGGCGGCAAGAATGGCAGGAGGACGGAGGCGGTAATTATGGAAAGTATTATTGACGGCATAAAAGAATACGTTGCAGGGTGTCCTCTTCTTATGGAAATCAAGTCAAAAAACAGGCATATTGACTGGACAGAAGAACCGCCCGACGATAACTACGGTATTATGATAGACGGCGACGACCTTATAAAAGGGGCTATGAGAGGCGGCGGTGAATATCAGTACAGCTTTGCTTTATACGTCCGCAAAATGGCGGCTGACGATTTTCAGCGGCTTAATAATATGCGCTTTATGGAAAAGCTCAAGGAGTGGTGCAGAAATCAGTCCCGAATGAGGAAGTTCCCCGAGCTTCCCGACGGCTGTCAGGCTCTCAAATTCACAGCCGAAAAGGATATGCTGCTTGAAATAAGTCCGCTGAAAAAGTCGGGAACATATCAGATTCAGTTCAAGTTGAATTATTACAGAAAATAAGGAGGAATTTTTACTATGAAAGTAAGCGATCTAATGACAGGCATTACGCCTAATCCTGATTATGACGGTGTTGTAATGGCGGATAATTACGTTTTGGCAATTGATATCAGCGGCGTTGAAAGTACTGCACCCGGGAATTATGTTGTAGCTCAGGCGGGTATTGAGGGCGTGGAAAGCTCTCTCAACGGCGAAACAAAAGAAACGCAGACCTTAAGGGCAGGTAAATCCTCGCTCAGAACAGGCGTACAGCGTAAGTTTTCTATAAGCGGTTTCCGCTATGTCGGCGATGAATTTCAGGACTTTATTCTAAGTCACACCATGAAATACGGCACAGGGCAGACTGTTATCAAGCCGTATATTTATTTTAACATGCTCACAGGCAAGGGTGAAAAGGGGCTTGTTAATATCAATGTAACCTCAGACGGCGGCGGCAAATCGGGCGAAAATTCCACGATTGCAGTTGAGTTTGACAAGACAGGCGCTGCAC